GTGGTAACTGAACAGGATCCCATGATGGACAAGTCAAAAGTTGGCAAAGCTTCAACATCACGCCCAAGACCGATTTCGGAGGACCAAACTCAGCTGGTCTATCAAACCGTAATTGCAGGCGTTAAAATTCAACCCCTTATTAAGTCAGCGTTTGCGCTAGCTAATAAGGATTTTCGGGAGGCCTTACCTGCCCTCCGGAGCAAGCAAGGACAAGTTGCTCGCGACTTGATCAAGCAAACTTCGGGGACGTTTCCAAAGGGATTAAATATCCGTTGGAAAACCCAAGTGAGAACATGCCCCATGAGGTGGAAAGTGAGCCGGTTGAAGATTCACAATCCCTTATGGAGTTTAGTCCTTGGATTGGTAGCGAAAGGCGACGATATGTCACTGAAAAGCCGGACACAGTTGATCCTGGAAAACCAGGAACAAGTGACGGATGTGGCCTATTGTACAGCAATGTTGGAAAATTTCTTGATGAATCGCTCGAAGACAGTGAAGTCTGCGACCATTCAGACAGAACAAAACGTTGCTCAGAATGGGTTCTCCGACAACACGGAGTTTGCGTGGGAGGCATTGCCCCAGCGACCACAGCGCCATTGGCCGAACCCGAAGGAGCTAGCTGCACTGGACCATCCAGCGGATCCAGTAGCAGAAGAAGTGTAAGTGAGCACGAGTATGCTGAAATTGATTCAGCAGAAGATGAAGGAATTTCTGAGATAATGATCTTTGAGAAATTACCTGATGCTCTTACACCGCTAGAGGTTGTTAAACATGATTGTCCCTTTAAGCAAGAACGCAGTAGTATGTTTAATTACAACTTTGCTTGTTGTGAATTGGGGTCATGGGTTCGACCCACAGTTGTCAGGTATGACAAGTCTTGGTTCCTGATGTGGGCCAAGAATTCTACCTTTTGCCATAATGTCTCATTAACGGCTTATCTACAGACTTTGTCAATGGGCAAAGTTCGAGATGCGGCCATTGAGCTAACTCTTCTGAGATCGGCCAAAGTCAAAATGCTTAATGAACTGAACATTCATCCCACTTGGGTGGTTGATGTTTTGATAGGTTCGGCGGCAATGGCGATGAAGGTTGGTCCTAGAGAGAAGGCGGCAACTGGGTTGACTAAACCCATGGTCTCGTCGGGACGAAAAAACTGGATTATTCGGTCCACGAAAGAGCCGTTGCGACCCGTTATGCCCGCGGAACGAAGAGGATTGTTTCAGGAAGTTGGAACGAACCGATTTGTAAGGAAGTGGATTTACGGGGAACGATTCGATCGCTCTGTAGTGGGGTAATTCGTTTACCGGTAGGACCAATGAAAACCTGGATACTCAAGAGATTGACGGTACCCAAGTTTGATTTGGAAATGAAGGTTAAGAATGGAGAATGCATTCATAGCCGACGCATGGCTGAACTATTTTCAATTGGTTTAGACAAGCAAACGTCCTACCACCGATGTATCCTAAATGAAATCGATTCAATAATGAATCGTCACATTGTGGAGCAAAAACCTTGTACTGACAAGGCTTTTGTGGCTATGTCAAATGTAGCAATGACGATGGTGGAATTTTTTAAGAAAGAGGATTTGTCTCGCTTCTCGCGTAGTATGGTAGTGGCAACACGACCTGGTCGCATGAAGAAACGATACAACAATGTCGTGTCCAATGTCATTGGTAAAATGCTAGGGAAAGCTTTTATCAAGTTTGAAAAGCAGGCACTGGATAAAGACACTGTACCCCGCTTGATACAATATCGTTCAAGCGAGTATACCTTGAGCTTAGCTCGGTATACTATAGTAATGGAAAATTTCATCAAGACTCGTCATCTTTATTGTTTTGACCACAATAGAGGATTCCCATTTGTCTCCAAAGGACTTGATGCTCATGCCAGAGCTGAAATGTTATACAAAATGTGGAACTGCTACAAGAGACCTCGCGCTCACTTGATTGACCATTCAAAGTTTGATTCAATGGTAAACCAATTTCATCAGATGATCGAAAGATACATCATGGTTGAGAGTTTTAAAGGTTGTAAAACCTTGGATTGGCTTTATAGTCAACAGGTTGATAATAGGTTCATAACCCAGAATGGAGTTCGCTATAACTTCCCTTTTCGAAGGTGTTCGGGAGATGCTAATACCTCTCTCGGTAATAGTTTAATCAAT